TATTACCCCTAGCCTGGTATGGTTCGCATAACCAGTCTTATGTAAAGTTGGAATGAGTCTTGATGGAGTCAAGATCTTGACAAAAGGAGGAGTCTTGATAGACCCCGGGGCCCCCCTTTTTTTTAAATCAATTATTTATATATCCATTGCATACTGCGGTGGGCATATTTACCCAATATAAGATTAACCTAATATATTACGCTACATGGAGCATATGGTTAGATGAAAACTGAGATGCAAGAAACGTTCATAGAGCAGTATTGTCTCACAGGCAACGCCTCTAAAGCCGCAGGTACAGCCGGTTACTCATCCCCCAAGCAGAGGGGTTACGAGCTAAAGAACCAGTTCTCTATGGAGATAGAGGAGCGTCAGAAGCGCATGTTGCAGGATTGCGTTCCAGGAGCCATAGCCCAGTTGCAGCAGTTAGCGCAGAGCGCTGAGAGCGAATCAGTGCGTCTAGGTGCTGTAAAGGACGTGCTGGACAGAGCTGGGCTTAAACCCACAGAGAAAATTCAGCAGGAGATATCCCACGTAGAGCTGGCGTCTACCGACGATCTGCAAAGAGAGCTAGAGGCTCTAATGGGTACAACCGATCCAACCGTGGTGCCCGACTTGGTAAACTAATGCCAGTAAAATCATGCAAACTACCCAACGGAAATAAGGGTTATAAATGGGGAACAGAAGGAAAATGCTATGCAGATAGAGCTAGCGCAAAGCGTCAAGGGGCGGCCATTGGCTACAAGAAGCGAGCTAGAAAAAGCGGTAGAGGTCGCTAGAGAGTTACGACAGCGAGAGCGGTACAACAGGCTAGACTTCTACGATCCGTACCCCTATCAGCTCAGGTTCCACGAAACAGGAGCAGACGCAAACCAGCGCTTGTTGATGGCTGCCAACCGCATAGGCAAGTCCTACAGCGGTGCTGCTGAGTTAGCCTACCACGTAACAGGGTTGTACCCCAAGTGGTGGAACGGCAGAAGATATAGACAGCCTATAGTTGCTTGGGCTGGCGGGGTCAGTAATGAGACCACCAGAGATATAGTGCAACACGAGTTATTGGGTTCCCCAGATGACCCAGAGGCGTTCGGTTCCGGTGCTATACCGAAAAATCTAATAATGAAAACCGAGCGAAAACCTGGTGTCCCTAACGCCAAATCGGTCGCTCTAATCAAGCACGTTAGCGGTGGGAACTCTTCTTTATTTTTCAAAGCCTACGAGATGGGTGTGGAAAAGTGGCAAGGACGCAGTGTGGATTGCGTGTGGCTGGATGAGGAGCCCGGCAGAGATATCTACAGCCAGGCTGTAACCCGCACGCTAGATAGACGCGGCATGGTATATATGACGTTTACGCCAGAGCGCGGAATGACTGAAACTGTAGCATCGTTTATCAACAGTATAAAGCCCGGACAGGCGCTTATTAACGCCACCTGGGATGATGCCTCACAGTCTGTGATGTCTATGAACGGGCAGCGAGGACATCTACATGAATCTATCATGGAGCAGATCCTTAGCAGTTACAGTCCGCACGAACGCGAGATGCGACGGTACGGCCGCCCATCCATAGGTAGTGGCTTGGTGTTTCCGGTGATGGAGGAAAAGCTGATAGTTGATCCTGTAGAGCTAAAGGATCATTGGCCTCGTATATGTGGAATTGATTTTGGGTTTGACCACCCCACAGCGTGTGTGTGGTTGGCTTGGGATAAGGATGAGGATGTGGTCTACCTCTATGATTGCTACAGGCAATCTAAAGCGTCACCAGCGGTACATGCTGCGGTGATCAAGACTCGTCCGCACTATATTCCTATCTCCTGGCCGCATGATGGCAACCGTCGAGACAGTATGGGAAACCCTGGCCTGGCTGAGCAGTACCGCAGTTTGGGGTGTAATTTCTTACCGTTCCATTTTGAGAACCCTCCGGCGCTTGGACAGAAGAAAGGCGGAAACTCTGTGGAGGAGGGTATCATGGCCCTGCTGCAACGAATGGAGGCGGACCAGTTTAAGGTGTTTGCAACCTTGGGTGATTGGTGGGAGGAGTTCAGGATGTACCATAGAAAAGAGGGAAAGATTGTTCCTATCAGGGATGATCTGATGAGCGCAACACGATACGCTGCGCTAACACTTAGGTATGCTGTTTCTGGGAAAGACCCTACATGGACGAAAGACCTTGAATACAAAAACTACGGAATTGTTTAATGGCTGAGAAAATCACAGAAGAAGAACTGGTAACAAGGGTGCGGGGTGAGATAACCGACTCCCTTGGCTACATGGGTGACACCATATCTGCCCAACGTGAGCAGGCTATGCATTATTATTATGGCCTACCGTTTGGCAATGAGGTAGAGGGTCGCAGCCAGTACGTAGACACCACTGTGCAAGACACCATAGAGTGGATAAAGCCCTCTCTTATGCGTGTGTTTGCTTCTGGCGATCAGATGGTTAAGTTTTCCCCACACGGCCCAGAAGACGTAAAAATGGCTGATCAAGCCACAGATTATGTAAACTACGTCTTTACCAAAGACAACCCCGGCTGGGAAATTCTCTACTCATGGTTTACCGATGCGTTGCTGAGCAAGAACGGGATTGTTAAGGTATGGTGGGACGAGTACAACAACGAGGAGCGAGAGGAATATACCGGGCTCACAGAGATGGAGTTCGAGGCTTTGCTATCCGACCCCTCTGTTGAGGTTATGGAGCACACCGAGTACACCGACCCAGAGTATGAGGAGTCAGAGTCGATCGAAACCCCGGAGTTCGCGCAGGCTGAGTCCATGCTGCAAGTGGGAGAGGTTCTGCATGATGTTGTTATAAAGAGGAAAGAATACACCGGAAAAATAAAGATAGAAAACGTACCACCATCAGAGTTCCTCATCTCTCGTGAGGCCAAGAACATACAGGACGCTAGATTTGTTTGTCATCGCGTGCTTAAAACGCTATCCGAGCTGAGAGAGATGTACCCGGATGAAAACCTAGAACCCTCAGATCTTGGGGGTAGTGGCAGCGATGAGATGGTTGCGTTTTCCTCAGAACGTTTAGAGCGTTACGCGGTTGATCAGTCCGCCCAATACTGGGATGGATGGGGCGGTGGGGATGATTTCGCTGACGAAAGCCTGCGTACATATTGGTTGCACGAGTCATTTCTTAGAACAGATTACAACGGTGACGGTATAGCCGAACTCAGAAAGCTCTGCACTGTTGGAGACAAGGTGCTGGCAAACGAAGAGATAGACTCCATCCCGTTTGTGTCTATAACTCCTATCAAAATACCCCACAAGTTTTTTGGATTGTCTATAGCCGATCTAGTTATGGATTTGCAGCTAATGCGTAGTACGCTGATGCGCAATCTGATGGACAACATGTACAACCAGAACTTTGGTCGGTATGCTGTGCTGGAGGGTCAAGCCAACCTGGATGATTTGTTGACCCAGCGCCCGGGCGGTATAGTTCGCGTGAAAACCCCCAACGCTGTCACCCCTCTAGCCACCCCTGCGCTAGAACCCTACACGTTCCAGATGTTGGAGTATCTTGATGGGGTAAGAGAATCTAGGGCTGGCGTGTCACGCATGTCTCAGGGAATGAATGATAACGCCCTAACCAGCCACACCACAGCCACAGCGGTCAACGCTGTTATGGGTGCTGCACAGAGCCGGGTAGAATTGATTGCCCGCAACTTTGCAGAAACTGGTGTTAAAGATCTGATGACTACCATATATGAGCTATTGCATAAAAATCAAGACAAGAAAAGAGTTGTTATGCTGCGTAACGAGTGGGTGCCGGTACGCCCTGATGTATGGCGGGATAAGTATGATTGCACTGTGTCTGTGGCGCTAGGCAGCGGTAGCAAAGATCAACAGATGATGCACCTTAGCCAGATGCTGCAGTTTGCTGGGGAGGCGTTGAAAGGCGGCCTGCCTATTGTTAATGAGCAGAACATGTACAACCTGTCTGCGGCTCTTGTTAGAACTATGGGGTTCCAGAATGTAGATGATTTCCTGACCAACCCCGCTGACCAGCCCCCTCCCCAACCAGGCGCCGAGCAAGATCCACAGGCTATGGCCGAGCAACAGATGCGGCAAATGGAGATGCAGATAAAGCAAAAAGAACTGGAGATAAAGGCGGCTGATGTTCAGGTAAAAATGCAGAAGATTCAGCAAGAGGCGCAAAAGGACGCGGTTGACGCTCAGTTAAAAATGGCAGAGTTAGAACTTGAGCGCGAACAAGGTAGAGCAGTAGCAATAGGAGCGACATGAACGACGAATTCAGGGAAGAGCGTGCCAAACGCATATTAGAAGACCCTCTGTTTATAGAGGCGTTTGACGCGGTAAAGAAAGATCTAATGAACAGTTGGAGTTCCAGCGGTTCGACAGAGTTAGAAGCCAGAGAGTCTATCTGGTTAGCGATAAGATTGCTTGACAAAATTCATGGCCATCTACAGTCCATAATTGAAACGGGACACATGGCCAAGATGATGGAAAAGCAACACCCATTCATTTAAGAGGATTATATTATGGCGGATACGCAGCAGCAAGCCCCGCATCCGGCAGCAATGCCGAGCACCGCGTTAGGTGGAAGTGTCACCGAAGCGCAAGAGGCAATACTTGGACTTCTGGCCCCTGAGGAGGAACAGCCAGAAAAAGAGGAAGCCCAACCTACTGATGTTGAAGAGTCTCAACCCATAGAGGAAGACGAATCATTTGAGGAGGAGCAGTCCGAGGAGTCTGACGACAACGAGGAAAGCGAAGAGTCTGATGAGATGGAGGAGTCCGATGAGGACGATGACGAGGAGCCCGAGGAGATAACCCTATACACTGTAAAAGTAAACGGGGAAGATGCGGAGGTTACTGAGGAAGAACTAATCAAAGGTTATTCCAGACACTCAGACTACACCAGAAAGACGCAAGAGTTAGCGGAGGAGCGAAGAAATATTGAGGCCGCACAGTCTCAGTATCAATCTCAACTAGCCTCCATGCAGCAGGAGCGTCAGCAGTACGTCGAGGCAGTAAGCCAAACAATTCAAAACTCGATGGCTGGTTTGCAACAGTATAGCGATATAGATTGGCCCTCTCTGAAAGAGCAAGACCCAATCGAATATATTACTAAGCGCGATGAGTATCGAGAGATACAAGAAAACGTGCGTGCCAACCAGCACAAGGTCCAGGTAGAACAGCAGAAATTCGCTCACGAACAAAAGCAGGAGCGAGATCATATGTTGCGTGATGAGCACGTAAAGCTACTCGAAAAGATGCCGGAGTGGGGAGAGCCCGCAGAGCAGAAACGATTAGCCAAAGAGCTTAGAAATTACGCAACCGCCCAAGGCTTCTTAGATGAAGAAGTCAACAGCTTGATTGACCATAGATCTCTAGTCGTTCTTTCTAAAGCGTTGAAATATGATGCTTTACAGAAAGCCGACGTAAAGTCTAAAAAGGTAAAAAACAAGCCACGGGTTGTTCGAGCTGGAAAAGGGTCGAGTAAGGGTGGCACTACCAAGTCTAAACGTACAGCACAAATGAAACGACTTCAAGGGTCTGGCCGCATAGATGATGCGTCTGCACTCCTAGAGGATTTTATAGACATTTAACTAAGGAGGAAATGCTATGGCAGTTCCCGCAAATACTAGGCAAACCTACGGTGCTATAGGCATCCGAGAAGACCTAAGCAATATTATATACAACATTAGTCCAATGGACACCCCATTTCTAAGTTCGGTGGGGAAAGGATCGTGTGACAACACGAACTTTGAATGGCAGACAGATGAGTTAAAAGCAACCGCTAATAACAGACAGGTTGAAGGTTGGGATTATGCTTCTACTGCTGCAACTGAGCCACGACGTCTGAGTAACTATACCCAGATTTCTGCAACTCAGGTTCAGTCCAGTGGCACGGCAGAATCGGTAGATTTCGCAGGACGCAAATCAACCCAAGCCTACCAATTGGCCAAGCGCGCAAAGGAAATGAAGCGTGATATGGAAACCATGCTTTTAGATAACACCGTAAAGGCTGTTGGCGGTGCGGCGGCTGCGAGAGCAACTGCTTCTGTTGGCACTTGGATTGGGACGCCTGTTGTTGGTACTTCAACCGTTATGGATGGGAGTTTAGCCACTCCTCTTGGTCTTGCTAATCTTGGTGTCGGCTCTGTCGGCCC